AGAAAAGCACGAAAAACCGCCACGATCCTCGCGGACGGTGGCGGCTCCTCCTAATAACCTTAAAACTATAAACTGAACACCCCTTTCTATTAATATGGTTAAGAAACTAAACTAGAAAATCCTGTATCTCACGACCGCGCCGACAAACGACTCGGTCTTGTCCATTCTGGAGACGCCTGCCCTGACGCCCACCTGCAACCGGCTGGGCTTATACGTCAGTTCTATTCCGGCACTCGGCATGTAGGTTTCGTGCCTGGAGCGGTAGTCTATCCCTGCGAATGCGTCCAGTTCCCATTTATTGGGAGGCTTGCTGATGGTAACGCGCTCGGTAATGTACTCCGTGCGCTGATATACCTTGATGCTGTCAAGCGACGGCTCATACCCGCTCACCCATGCGTCGTACTCGGGCGCGTTATAGTGCTTGCTGGTGATGGGAACTTCGACGGCTATCATATTGCTGGTGTCAGCAAAATGTTCCATCATTTGCGTGGTCTCACGAAAATGTTCGACAACCCGTGATACCGTGTCATTCTTTACCACGGGCAGGTAACGTGTCACATACTTGACGATGGCGCTGTCCTTGGGCGTGGGGTGATAGTACGGCACCGTGTCGTGGATGACAACGGTGTCCCGCTCGACCTTCACCACCTCGGCCCTGCTGGAGCAGCGGTTGTAGATCGCCAGTGCCGCCAGCAGCACGACCGCCACCAATGCGCAGTACAATAGTCTTTTCTTGTTACTCATAGCGATAGTAATATTAAAATGGCGATGGCTACGATGGCCGCACCGCACCCGATACGCCCTATCGCCTCGCCCATTGCATTTTTGTTAATATATGCCATGTTACTGAATCGTTATGGTGATACGCTCACCTCGATTGTGTGCCGCTTTCAAGAGCGAATAAACCCGCTTGTAGGTAGCCCAGGAATTGATGACCTTCCCCACGGCCTTGTTCTCGCCCACGATAATGCAGCCGCTACTGCTGTCTTGGTCGGTACCGCTATGGATCAAGATACCTGAGAAGCCTTTGACGTACTTGAGCCTCGGCACCTTGCCCCCACAAAACTCCTTGTATAAGGGTTTCTTGATGAACGTGCCACTGACCGTGGTCATGTCGATGTCATACGTTCCAGTCGGTATGGCGGTTTCGTGCTTGACCTTCAATTTGGCGATGTTCGCCTCGCTCATACTCTGGTCGAGGCCACGGTCACGATCCTCGATGGTGTCGCAGACCTTGACCCATTCACCGTTCTCCTTGTCCTGTCGGTACAAGTGGCCGATGGTGTACTTGGGCTTCTTGGCCGTTCTAATCAGTTTTAGTTTCATTTTAGTTCGATTTTAGTTCTTTCCAATTCATCAAACACTGGAAACCTTACAAGTCTTGTAAGGTTAACTTGTAAGGTTAACTTTGTTTCAATCCATCGCCAGCCTCAACCCGATACGGCTGCTTCTGTACCCACTCAACTGGCTGCTGCGGTAGGTGATGCGGCACAACCGTGCGCCCTCGTTGTAAGCACCTCCACGATAGACCATGCCCGTGCCAGCGATAGGGCCTTGCGGGTCGGTCTGCGCCGCCGTTGTATAGCGTGCGTAAAAATCATTGCACCACTCATTGACGTTGCCGCTCATGTCGTACAGGCCCAGTTCATTTGCCTGCTTCTGGCCGACGGGGTGTGTCGTGTCCCCTGCGTTGGTTGAGCACCACGCAACGTCTGGGCAGTTGGCACCGCCAGAGAACATCGTGCCTTGGCTCTTGTTGCCACCATGGGCTGCATATTCCCACTCTGCCTCGGTGGGCAGGCGGAAGTTCATGCCAGTCAACTCATTCAACTTGGCGATGAATGCTTGGCAATCATCCCACGACACCTGCTCAACGGGGTGCTGATCGCCCTTAAAGCGGCTTGGGTTGTTGCCCATGACAGCCGCCCACAGTTCCTGCGTCACCTCCACTTGACCAATCTTGTAATCGGAAAGGGTGACATCGTGGTCGGGTTTCTCAAACGTGTATGCGCCAGGAGCGGTAATGACTGCACCCATGCGGAACGTGCCGCCCTCGACGGGAATCATCGTGAACGAGACGCCGTTGACTGTGATGACATTTTCACTGCCCTCTTGCTCATCGCCACCATTGATCAAATTGTCAACGGCAGCGGTCACGTCCTTGATGTCCACTTTGCCGTCCTTATTGATGTCGAACTCGTGGCTCTGGTCGCCACGCAATACTGCGTCAATGACCTCTGTTACTTGTGTAATCATATTCGTTATTCGTTACTGTTGTTATACTTGTTCATTGTTCTCGCTCGCCTTGTCAATGATGTGCTTTGCGACATCAACGACCTGCTCTTTCTGCATTGCCTTTGCGACAACCTCAATCGCATGGTTGACGTTGTTGCGGGTCTTTTCGTCGGCCTTTTCCCTCATCGACCATATTTCAACGATACACAGGGTGATGGCCACGAGGATGCTTGCCAACGGCACGCAATGGATTGTCGTTTGGTTGAACTGCGCCCACACAAAGTGTATCAAGGTGTCAATCATCGCCGATATAAACATCACACCTTCGTACAAGGCGAACTTGTTGATGCTTCTGGAAAAGAGGTACGAGGTTCTGGCCTCGCCCCTCTCCTTGGCCTTGCGCCAACCGTACATCGCATCCATGCACATGGCCACGACCACGGCAATCATGGCCACTACCACAATCAGATACATCACGGGCAATCCCGCCACTATATGTCGGTATTCTGTAATCATGATTCTTCGGGTGCGAAAGTTTCAAGCATCTTGGCCAGCGTCGGAATGACATTCTTGCCGTCAAACTTGAACGGCGAAAACCTGGACACGCACACCGCTTTATGGCCACCTATAATATCGGTGTAACTGATATAGTAATACCCATTGTGATAGACAACACTAGGATAACTAATACAGTACGTTTGAGCGACAACACTTGCAGCGCTCTTTGCACCGTAAGGCTGATCAAATCGTAATACATTTGCTGCCGTACGATCATAACCTGGAGTGTCATATATCATCTGCAATGTGTATGACCCCCCTGGCGGTTGGGGTAGCCAACAACTCCTGCCGCCAGAACCATCTGAACAAGTGGGGATGACAAACGCAACCTTCGTAGCGTGTGGTTCTGCCCATTCGACAATCCAGATAAGGTGGTCGTTTCCGTTAGTGCGGAATCCCATCGCCAGATAGTAGTTATTACTGTAATAATGGTAATCGCAGCAAGTGAACTCGAATTTGAGTGTCTGCTCGAGTGGAAGGTCTGGAAGTTGCCACCAAACCGTAAAATCCTTGAAATCGGTTGTGCGCAAGATAACACCGTTCCTCAACTCGCTGCTATACGCTATTCCGATGTAATAGTAATCCACGTTATTTTCAGTGTGCTTTGCGTACTGGTTGATCATTGCAATGGTGCGGTTCTGGTCATTGAAAGCAGACCTGCCCAGCGCGGTTGCGATATTGGCATTGTTCATCAGTTCACCGCCGATTGTGCAAACACCGATTGTCCCAGCGGTGAGGGTGTTGTTCGACTTATCAAATAAGAAATCACGATAGAACGTGTACCACACCCTCTCTGCGGTTTTAGCATAGTTGGCATTTGTGTGGACGCCAGCAGCGAATATGACACGAACACCACCGCTGATGGGGAGAATGTTGGGACAACCCGTTCCGCTCACGATGAATAATGTTTCCCCGTTGATTGTCACCGTGTCACCATGTTCCGCAACAACCGTACTTGCAAGTTGCACCAGCGTTTCGATGTCATGCACATATAACATTACCTTCGTGCTGACCCCTTTCTCTTCGTCATAGGGGCTATCGTGGGCAGATAATGTGTTAATGATGTGTGAGCAATAAAGCGCATCATCTCCAGCGACAAGATCGCTACCGTGCGCAAATGCCGACGTCTGTGTCCAAACACGGTTCGCGGCGAGTTCTTCGTTGAACTGAACGGAATTAAATAGTGTCCTTAATTCAGCGATTACATTGCCTTCTTTTGCAACACTCATTCCATAGTCGTAATTATTGCTGTAATAGCCACGGGGTTTCGCAATTGCTGGGGAGACACTGCCGCCTTGCGGATTCTCCTCAAGTTCGGTAACACGCTCATCAAGAGCCGCTGCCCCATCGTATAGTTCACCGAAGTTCGTGTTCATGCGGCTGGCGTTATCGCCAGCGCTCTTTGTTATGTCAATCGTTTGCTTTGCCATGATTATTCACTTTGTTCAATTAATGTGGATTTACTTCCGTCAAAGAGAAGATACTCTGCCGTGGCTTTTGTGATGTCGGTTTCTCCGCTAGGCAATACATACCCCTTTACCCAGCATCTTTCAAGATTGGATTGCATCAATTCAGTAGTTGAATCGTTCAAGCCCAAAGTAAACGAGAACCAGATATACACGCATTTGTTTGATGAGGTAAGGTCGTGCAAGAACACTGTCTCATCTTCTGTCCTTTGAAGGCCCTGAGAACTTCCACCGCCAAGATAGCCGTCTCCTGTCAAAACTCTATCGGCGATAGTATTCAAACTGTTATACTCGCCATTATTTGGTAAAACCAATTCTTCCGATATGGTCTTGAAATTATGATGTACGACATAAGCGTTTACACCTTGCGGCACAAGTATGGGTGTTTCATTCATGCACCTGGATTGCGAAGCACTAGCTCCTGGAGTGCCAGTAGCACCTAAGGCTATGCCGCGACCCCTAACCATTCTCGTCTCGCCTACGGCGGTGATAGTCTTGTTACTTGAAACAGCACCATTAATGTTTGCGGAAAGACCGTCTTGTGCGATGCTCACTGTCAACCCATCGCCATCAATCATTGCGGGCGTGAGTTTCAAAGGCGGGAATGTCCCTGCCGGGTAGTTCGTTGCAAACGACGTGTCGGTGTATCGTGTTTTTATACCAGTCCTATCTTCAACGGCTACCGTACCGTTGTAAGTCGCGCCTTCGGCAATCTTTCCGTTAGCATCGGTGTTGTCAGTGAGTGTTACGTTACGCAGTGACTTGGTGATAGTCACTTTACCCACTTCCTCGGCCACGGCGGTAATCACGATATTACCCGTCACGTTGCCGATGGTCATGACACCCGTGGTGCTGTTCCACGAGTTGCCGCTTACCGAAAAGTCAACCGCCGTGCCGCCCATCGTGACAACGGGCGCACTGGCAAGGCGGTAGTTGCTGATGCCGCTCTTGATAGCCAACGTGCCAGTCCACGAGGAACCGCTTGTGGGTGACATGGTGTTGGCAGTGAGATTGACGTTGGTGTCGTTGTTAACCACCGAGAATATGCCCACCGCAACGACGCTCACCGTGATAGTGCCCGTCACATTGGCCACGGTCAAGGTAGAGCCGTTAAGCGTGTAGGCCACCGCTTGCCCCTTTGAGTTGGTGACACTAATTGTGGCACCCGTCAAGGTGAATCCGTTGTCTGCCGTCAGTTGCATCGTCAAGGACTGACCTTCAGCAATCTGGCCGTTGTTGGTATTGTCGGTAGCAGTGCATCCCGTCAGCGACTTGACGATGGTGGCATAGAACGTGCCGCCCGTCCAGTCAATCTGCGACAGAGTCGGCTTGGCGCTGGTAAACGCCATGTTAGCCAATGCGTCAACCACGGCTTGCAGATTCGCCTGAACCGTGCTGATGGCCTGCTTGAGAATCTTACCCTGCCTTGCCGACAAGCCTTGCGTGGGGTCGCTGGTGTCAAGGTCGTTGGCTATCACGAACTGCTCCAACCCCTCTGGGTCAATGACCACCGTGTCGCCCTTTTCGCCCTTGTCACCCTTCGCGCCTTGGATTGTGCCAAGGTCAACATTGCCCTGCGAATCGGGGGTCTTTGTTTGCCCGTTGATGGTAACGCTCTCAACGCTGCCTCCTCCCAACCCCTCAACAGCCTCTTGGATGGCTGCGTTGACCTCGGCCTTTGTGTATGGGTCAAGTGCCTCCAGTTTGGCCTTGAGCGCAGCCGTGAAATCCTCGGTGGACAACCCCTTGCCCTGTTCCTTGTCAACCTTGTTCGCTACCGAATCAAGCGTGTCCTGGATAGACTGTTCAAGGTCTCCCTTTGGGATACCCGTTGCAGGCGGCTGGTAACCGCCTTCACCGATTTCGTCTTCCATCTCGGCCAACTTGGTGGGCAGGTCTTTGCCGTCATTGAATTTGACATCACTGGCAAGGATGTCATAATCGACAAAGTTGTCCTGCTCGTCGAATACTTGTAATTTATTGACTATCGCCATGATTGTTATTCCTTAATATGTATGTTTACACTGTTGTTCTCAATCTTAATGGTAGAGTTCCCGTAACCAGCACGCAGGTTAACGGAATTGTCGCCGATGTCGGCCTTTAGCCCACGCCCGGCATAGATGCGGACATAGCCGTCACCGATGACCACGGCAGACGCACGGCCACGGATGACAGGGTAGTAGGCAACGACATCATAGTCGCTGCTCTGGTACTTCTGCCCCTCGGCAGTCGTGCGCACCACACACAACATCTTTTCTTCGACAAACTTCATGTGATGCTCGTCGATGCTGTCATAGTACACCTCGATGTCATATTCACCGCAGGGCAGGTGGCCCTTGTCGGTGATATAGACAAGGTTGTCGATGACGGTTGCACGGTACTGCCGCACAAGCAGACCACGGCGCAGCACCACCCACACGTCTGCAAGGTCGTTTTCCTCGGCAGTGGTCGTGCGTGAGCCGTCGTTCAGCACACTGGTAATCTCTTGGATCGGGAAACCGATGGTGATTTCGTTCCCCTGAATGTGCAAGATGATAGTCTTTGCCATAATCAGTCCCCCACTGCGATGATGCGGCACCTCGTTTGACGTGCCATGTGCTTGGTTTGGTTGTGTTGGTTGGCATACCCCAGGCACTCGCCAAGGTAACGCTCGGCAACGTCCATCGTGTCGTTGTAGCGCTTCAGTTCGGCATCGTTGGCATGGTAGGCATACTGGTCTTGATGCTGCATCGCACCCGCACGGGCGATAATGGCACCATCATTGCGTAGCATCTTTGCATAGACGAAATATGCCAATGCCTTGCGCAGTCCGTTGCAGTAGCGGGTCTCACCATCGGTGCCACACCCGCAACCATCCGTGGTGTCATACTCGCCACCATCCAACAGGACGGACGGCTTGAACGTATCATCGTAGAGCGTTGACCAGTCGGCCTCGCACGGGTCGGTCATGGTGGCCAGTTTGACGGTAGGCCAGCCGATGGCCGGGATGATGTACACATCCTCACACTCACGGACGAACTGCGCCACCTCGTCATCATCCACATGGACACTGACGGGTCGTGCCAGTTCCCGGAACTGCTCCGGCCATATCAGTAGTTGTCGTTGTTCGTTATACATTGGTCATTCCCGCATATTGGATTTTTAAAATCGTCGTGTCCGCGTTACGCAGAATCGGCTCATGCCATGAGGCCAGCACTTTGGAGATGCCACGTTGGATGAACCGCTGCTCGTTGACCACCTCACCCGCATAGTAGGTGTAAGCGTCGGCCATCACGTCACCCGAAAAGCCAAGTTTGCCGATGCGGATAGCATAGAACAGTTCTTGGTGGAACTGGGCATAGATGCGCTCGATGACTGATGCGTCCGTGGCGGTGAAATCCTTATCGTAGTTGTTTGCGGTAAACGGCACAACCTCGGGTTTGTCCTCGTCGTTTTCCAACTCGACAAGCAGCAGTTTGCCCACACGCTCGTCACCCTGGAACGCAGCCAGGTCTTCTGGCGTGATGGTCGGTGCGCTGATGTCGTTGCCGTTCTCGTCGAACTTAGGCACACCACGCTTTGTGATGAGCATGGCCGATGTCAAGAAGTTGTTGCGGGCATTGCGGTTCTTGATGTTGCCAAGGCCCTCCTCGGTGGACATATCACTGATGACGGCATCGTAAATCGGGGTTGGGTAGATACCACGCCCGGCCATCGAACACCAAAGGATTTGCCCGTTGTAGCGGTCTATGCCTCCAGCCATCATGATTTGCTCACGCACGGCCTTGGGGTTGGGGTTGAACACGTTGAAACGCTCAACGTGTTTTTCATCCACAGTGATGCGCTGACCGTTGCGGGTCTTCTTGCCGATCCAGTCGGTGTGTGTGACGATGTGCTGCACATGGCCAGCATCGTCGCACTCTTCCAGTCGGCAATGCTCAAACGGGACATGCTGCACCTCCACGACTTCACCAAGCAGGTTATAGTTGACGTGCAATGCGAAACCCGCATAGCGTGCGACATCCTGTGCAATGAGTTTAAGGATGTCGTCTGCCGTGTCGCCCTGCTCGTTCAAGACCTTGCCCGCAAGACCGTCCATGAAGCCGTTACCCTCAATGAATTTGCAGTAACGGGACAGGCACAACTCAGCCGTACCGCTGGCGGCTGCAATCCTTGTCAGGTGTTGGGGGTAGAGGTTGTCCCTACCCCATACCTGTAGGTTCAGTTGCTGGTGGTATGCCGTGTCGAAACGGGGTGCTGCCTGTTTTACCTGTTGGACGTTCATTTGCGTTTCTTGCGTTTTGAGCCGCCTTTTACGGCCTTCTTTCGGCTCGGTTGAACAACTTGTTTGCTGGGTTCTTTCGTGGCCTGTGCGGGCGTTTCTGCTGTTTCTTCGGGGATGCGGTCAAACATCACACGTTTGGCAGGGAAACGCTCAAGGTAACGGCGGGCAACATCGTTGGTGAGGTTGGCATTGGTGTAGATTTCCCCACCGTCGAAATCACCGCAACGGATGATGAAACCCGCCCTCATGTGGTAATCGCATTTCTCTTTCATCTTCTGCTCCTTTCTCAGTTTTACCGCCATCTCGATGACGGCATCGTGGTAACATCTTTGGCAAGCGGTTCTGCGGAACGGTCTGCCCGTGATTTCGGGGTACATCTGCGCAATCAGCCGCTTTTGCTCAATGGAAAAGGGGGCGTTTC